GTTAACTTTAACAATACCTTGTCCTCCTAATTTAATTAAAATGTAATTTCAAAAAGTATTCTTCCCAATACTCTCTATCTGTATTTGTATCACCATGACATTTTTGACATAAGGTTACTAATTTATTTGGGTCTAACTCTCTCTTATTATAAGTAACATGATGTACTGTTAATCTTCTCCCATAAAATAAAATATGTAATTCTTCCTCAATACCACAAATCTGACATTCATAGTTATCCCTCTTTCTAATGCTTTCTTTTAAATCAAAGTTAAATTCAAATGGGTAGGGTTCAAAAGTAATTCCTCCTTGCCAATTCCAATGTTTGTCTCCTTGCTCACTTAAACCTATTTTTCTTTTGTGTTCCTCAGTGATGTGATTATTACCTCTTTTATTTTTGCAGAAGCAACATTGACAATCTAGTTTATGGTGTGCTGTTCCCGCATTCTTTCTTTGTTTTTCTTTTGTTGCTTCAGGAGTTACATATCCAAGATGAGAAAGACTAGATTTTTCACGAGATTCTTTTGAATGATGTTTCCCTGTCATCCCAGAACTATTATTATTCAAGCTAATTTTTAATCTTGATTCTTTTGTATGATGTTTTCCATAAAAAGGACCATTTTCTCCTTTAGTTTCTCCTCTTTTAGTCTTACAAATATAACAAGTACAATTAGGACTATGTAAAGAAGCTTCTGGAAATAATTTTCTGTATTCTGCTATGGATATATTATGCTTTCTTAGAAGATGTGAATTAGATGTTGTTTTGAAATATTTTTTACAAATTTGACATTGTATTTTATTCTTCATTTTCTTTAATACTTTAAATTTTAAAAATGGGGGATATTTCTATCCCCCAACTATATCTATGTTAAGATGAAACTATATCTATTCTTGCAATTGCGTCATACTTGCTGCTTGTTATATGCCTCAATTTAAAGTCAAATCTCTCGAAGCAGATGAATAATTGAGAATCTCTCTCTATGTCATCTTTTCTCTTTATTTGAATTCCTCTACCTTGACCTATAACTGGTTCCATTCTAGGAATAACTATAGCCTTGTTAGAGTCGATATCATCAACATAACTAGATGAGTAAATACTCACACCATATATTTTAGGAAGTGTTCCTTTCTGAACTACCTGAGAACTTCCGAACACATCATTCTTTACACCCCTATCAGTTCTAAGATAATGGGCAAATTTATCTGAGCAAATCAAGATGACCTCATCTCTTGCATAAACACCTAACTCTTTGATTGCTTCTGAAATAGCATCAGACATTGCATAATCAGTTGCTACTGCTGCTGTAACTGTAGATGTATTCTTCATTGCATCAGTTGCAGAGTAGAATAAACCTTCTACTATACTAGTGAATGTTGAAGAACTTGCATCTTGTGCTGTTACTGACAACATAGCTTTCTCTTCAGCTCTGGCAAATGCTGTACCAAAGGCTTCGAGAATTAAATCAACAACATCAAGATTACTATCATTGATATCATCATTTGCTACTTCCGCTTTTGCAGCTAACTTACCAGGAGTAAGTACGACTGCTGAAGTGCTATACTCAAGTTCATTTGCGGCTGTAATTACACTTGCTCCAACGCCTCTTCCAACTTGGTAAATATTATCATCATCATAAGCAACTGACGGTAATGATAAATTCTTACCAGGAACATTAATTGTTCTAAATAGCTGACGAGCTATATTTTTCTCATAAATCTCTTTTATGATTTCATCAGAAATCACCTTAGGTAAATAACTATCCCCAGTAGTACTATCTGGCGTGAACAATTCGTCTTGTCCAAGCATTGCTGCCTTTGAAAATAAAGCTTCTTTAAAAGCTTTCTTCATTTCTAATTCCATTTACATATCCTCCTTATATCCTGTTTTTGAAAAATTCATTCTTAACACTTTGCTGCATATCTTTATCTAATGAGTTCCATACCTCTGGAGTATTCATAATATCCTCTAAAGACATTGACTTAATTTTTTCAAGCATTTTTTCATCTTCAGTTGATTCTTCCTTCTCTTCTACTGTACCCTTTCGTTTGGTAACTATCTTATCTTCTTTCTTTTCTTCTTTTTTCTCTTCCTCTTTTACTTCCTCTTTCTCTTCAACCTCAGTTGATTTAACTTCTGTAGTAACTAAAGATTTAATTTCAGCTAAACCATCAACTATTGCTTTAAAAGATTCAATCACTTTCTCTTCAAATGATTTCTCTTCTATCTCCTCTTCCTTCTTCTCTTCTTTTACTTCCTCTTCTTTGGTTTCTTTAACCTCTTCTTTCTCTTCTTTTATTTCTTCCTCTTTAAGCTCTTCTTTAACTTCCTCTTCCTTCTCAATAACTTCTTCTTTAATCTCTTCTTTTTCCTCAACCTCTATCTCAAGTTCTTCTTTGGCTGGTTTCTTTTTTCTACCCATATCATCTTCCTCCAAATTATCCTCTTTTATATTTTTACCAATCATTATTGCACCACATTCAGGGCATTTAATCTTATTACAAGGAGTTCCTTTTACATGTGCTATTTCTTCACCGCATTCGGGACAAACACAAATACTAGCTCCACCATCACCCTGTCTAGCTCCACCTTGCCCTTGACCATCACCCCTAGCTTTATCATCTAAAGATTTTGATATAGCTTTACTAACACTTGTTATTAAAGCTGCTGGATTAGCTGGAAGTCCAACGATAGAAACTTCAAACAACTCCATCTTTGTAATATTAGTTAATTCTCTTCCTAACTCTTTATCCATAACCTGCTTTGTTTCTAAGAATCTTCCACCGATACTAAAGCTTCTTAATATTCCCTCTTGTAGTAATGTCCAAACTCTGTCAGCCGTTTTAGATATTTCTACTTCAACCATCATCTTCCCATCTTTTACTCTTGCATCAAGTACTTTACCAACTGGATAATCACTATGTCTATGTTCGTAGAATACTGTTGGACTATTTATTAAATCTTGAGCAGCCATCTCAATTGCTTCTGCTGTTATTACTTCATACTCTCTATCTACATCATTAGTTGTTGCATAACCAATTACAATTCTCTTATTATCTTTATTAGCTTTAACTTCTAAATCTTTAGTAAAGAATTGAAAATCAGCTTTACTCTTACCTATTATATCTTCTGTAGTTATTTCCATATTTTATTCCTCATATATAAAGAAAATTATTAGTTTAAAAATTTTAATAATTAATCTGTATAAATTTCTGCAACTTCAACTCTATCTGTCTGTGTTCCACCCCAGCTGCCAACATCGCTTTGAGTCATTTGAAATTGTATGTTTTGCCTACCACTATCTGGGCTAGCTATTGTTAATGCTGTCCAACCACTCCAAGAATTACTATTGTTTACAGCTACTACGTTTGAATAATCCGACCCTACATAATATCTAGCCTGAATGAGATAACCACTTTGTCCTCTCAATCTCATTACTACATATAAGTTGTTAGCACCTTCTGGTATTGATACAGTTAAAAAACCAGAATCACCATTACCATCAATGAAATAGTCTACTCCAGATATAAAATTACCCCAAACACCAGAACCGATGCCTGTAGCTGTGTCTTCTGGTCTGTAGTCTTCTTTTAATTTTAATATTTCAAAAGATGTTGGTAAAGCTACTCCTGCAACTTCAGTATCTACATAAGCTTTTATACTTTGTTGAGTTGCTACTTTTGTAGCACTATTTGAAGACATAGTATCTTCATCTAATACCCAACTTTTTCCTGAAATATCTGTTGCTGCATCTGCTGTATAATTTGTTGGTAAACTAAAGAATCCTTTTGTACCTCCACTATCTGTTCCATAATATTTTGAATTTCCTGGTGATGCACTTCCATTTACTAATTTTACAGTTTCAACTCCACCATCTTTTAATTGAAGTAAGTCTCCTGCTGATATTTGAAATACTCCTGTATCTATTAAGCTGTCTAAATATTGTGGGGTTGTATCAGCTGCATCTGCTTTCATCTTTCCATTTGAGTTAGCATCTGGAACTACTCCTGCTGCACTAGGTAATGAAGCTAATCCAGTTATAGATGTTCCATGTACTTTTGATGCTGTAGTTATTTGAGCTAATTTAGTATCTACTAATCCCATTGCTGCTGCACACTTCGCATTTGTTATTAATAGGTTTGCATCTGTTCCTAAAACAATTCCATCCCAATTTGCTCTACAAAGAGCTGGAAAATTTGTTAAAAGTTCATCATTGCTTGGGGTTGCTGCTGAAAATGCCATTTTATATCACCTCTCTATTTTTTCTTATCATATTCTTTATAAACCTTACCTAAATCGTAAAGTGGGCTGCCATATTCTTTTAATAAATCCATCCAACAATTAGTATGCATTAATATTACTTGAGCATAATTAAAAGCTTGTTCAGGACAAGTAAATACTCTTGGTGTTCTACTATTTAATATTACTTCTCCTTTAATCATCATGAACGAAGGTACTTCAATTGGTTTACCACATTTCTGGCAAATCAATTCTTCGTCTTTCTTTCTTCCAATTAACTTATCAAATAACGATTTGACTTTCATTATGCCTCCTCGATCTGTTCTATGATTTTTATATGTTCCTTCACTTTCTTTAAAATTGCATTCAAATGGAGCTTATTAAATTTAATATTCTTTATAGTTATACTTTTAAATTTCTTATCTACTACACCATTCTCCATCACTCTATAAAGAAACACGCCCTCTTTGAAGTTTTTACCTTCAAATTCTATTACTAATTTATGTGGTATAATTTTTTTCATTTATTTCTCCTTAAATTCCATGAATATGAATTCTAAACTCGCCTGTTTTTAAAACACCGCTTTCATCATATAATTTTATATTTACATCAGTAGTATCTAATCCTGTTGTTTTAGCATAAAAACCATCACCCGTTAAAATAGTTATGTTTACAGCTGGACTTTCGTGAAATGTTTTTGCAAATGTAATATCATCACCATCTGCTGCTGTTGTTAC